TATCCTGAAGTCCACAGGAGCTTCAATGTAAGACATTAAACTTTTAAGCGTTTATATTTCATCCTATAAACTCTACAGTTCAATGTCTTTAGACCAATATAAGGTGGTTTACTTATGATAATCCATATCCCATTTTGGTAAATGGTGAACTATTCATAAGTCACATCTGCCTTATATAAGCCTATCTTAACATTGAAGATACCATGAATTCCAGAATAAACATTATCCGGTTATTCGTGGTAGCGATATCCAATGTAGGTAGACCAAACCTACAAAGATTGGAATGGTTGTATTGAACAAACCATAATCCCACGCAACATAAGATGACTCACACTAAATTAAAGTTTGTCATCCTACCCATTATAGAAGATCCATCTAGACCTTCTAAGTAATCAGTGATTCTGAACATCAATTTCTTGATACGAAGAATCACTTCCTATGATTCATAATCTATAATTAGATTAAGAATGTGATTCTTATATTACTTATACTATAAGTCTCACATCACCATCAAATGGTGACCATGAATCATAAGGACATGTATTACCGGGTAAAGTAGGCCGAACTGCATAGTTAAGAGCAACAACTGTTGCCTTACCTAGTTCAGTATGTGGTTCAACTTTAGTGCTAATGGTATAATGCAAAGAGTCTCTGAAGACTTTATAAGCTCCATTGACTTTCTTTGGTAAACGTTTCATATAGATTCGTTTAACAAATTTAGCATAGTCATTAGCTAAAGTTGGTAGTCTCTGAATAACTTGACCTATGTAAGACATATTTTTTGATATTGCCTTATCATAACCAAGTTTTCTGAGATCCACAAGGAATTGGTTAATAATTGGAAGATCAAATTTCCGAACTATTACCCATTCCCAATGGAACCAACGATCAGTTAAAGCTAGTTTTTTTGTTTTAACTAGTTTAATATACTGACGTATACGTACTGGCAGTTCACTAGGTGATATATCACGTGTAGGTTCATCAAATTGAAGACCTATATGTGATGTATAATCACATAGTTTTAACCTATGGCAGGTACCTCTAGGTACATAAACTCTCTCAAGACCAAATCTACTTAATAGATTAGTAAAATTCTTTGGACTTTTAGTAATCTTATAAGAGTATATAAGGTGAGTGAGTTTCTGCATTATGTTGCAAGGGATTAAATTTCCAAAACCGAGTCCACCAAGGTGTCTTGGTACCTCAAGAGATCTAGGATCCTTCATAAGTCTCTTATGATGGTCCTTAATAAACATTGATCGTATAGTACGATTATGTTTATCTATGACTTCTTGTTGTACCCCTTCTGTTTTGAAGAACCTAGGATATTCTGCACCTAAAGATGCTAAATCTCCTTTATTAGACATACTACACTTAAATTTATGTGTAGGGAAGATCTTATCATCTATAAATAGTTTACTATTTATTGTGTAAAATCTTTTGTCTATAAAGTTCTTACCAATACTGAGGGTAAAACCTGCGTTAGGACTCAAAACTTTCCATTTGGAAAGAAATTGGTCATTGGTGCGTATGGCTAGATCATCTCCGTTTATTAAACAAGATGACTTCAACCTCTCAAGAGTTGAAGACCAATTTTCAGAGATAGTTATTTCTACTTTCTTGATAATTGGTTTATAGCCAGTTCGTGAGCTTGCGCTTTGGATCACTCTATCAATAGTATGATTTCTATGTTCTCTACAAGATGCTAAAACGATAGCAAGATTGGATAGACATAGTATCGGAAATGATAAGAGTGAACCCATAAGTTGACCCCTCATTTGCTCCACCGGTGGTATACCAAGAGGATATTCAATGATATGATTACGTGCTTCTGAATTCAGAGCATGCCATATCATCGGGTGATCTTTAAGAATCACTCTCATCCTATCCCTAAATTCACTCAGAAAATGGGGATGTATATTATCGGTAGCTGCAGAGAAATCACCACTAAGATAGAATTCACTATCTGAGAGGATACCCAATGAAACATTTTCATAGGGTTTTCCCCTAGTCAGACAGAAAATCTCACCAAAGTCGTGATGGGTCAGTGCACTATGCATAAGTTTCTGGATAGGCTTTAACATATGTGTCCAGGCAGCCTCTTTAGTTATAACTCTTACTTTAAGAGGTTCAACCAAAGCAACTGCTTTGACTGTATTATTTAATAAACAGTCTCCATGGACAAAGTTAAAGTCCTTATTATAGTTAGTATCTGGAACACAGAGTGTTCTGTCACCAACTCGAATATGATAATTCGAGCAAAGAGAGGTATGTTCTGAAGTAGCTTTCATAAAAGCTTCTTTAAAACTCTTACCTGTCTTTGAGTGACACCTACTTTCTGTAGGTTCAGGGAATACATCTATTTCAGATGCATTACTAGCTATAAAATCCATAAATTTTTGAAGTATAAAATCATATGCTTCTTTAATTTGTGGATCCAGATCACCAATAGGTTTTGATAAGTCAGCCCTATGTTTTTCAAGAGTTGACTTGATCAAGTCCTTAGGTTCGAATGTAATGAGATACTTTAGATTTTGTATACTATATGCAAAACCTATAGCCCTCTTACGCTTATGCCTTACTTCGTTACGAAGTTTGCTCATGACTTTCATATTTATATGGTCAAGTAGAGCCTCTTTTCTTTCACAAGGAAGCTCTTGGTCCATAATATATGAAAAGCACCAACACAGCGTGTTCTTCACACGCTTAATGGCTCGGTCACTTGGGATCTGTCCAAAATTCAATTTGTAATCGGTTGTAGAGAAGTAATTCTTTTCAATCCGACGAGCAAATTTTTGGACAAACTTCCAATCTTTATAAAGTCGTAAGATCTTACCAAAGGATCTCACGAATTCTTTATAAAGGACATCGTTGTTAACTACGTTGTTAACATCGTTCACCACAGTTCTGTTACCTTTTCTCCGAAGAGATATCGCTGGTAACTGCGATCTAAGCTTATGTTGTAAGTTTACAATGTATGCCAAAGACCGTAGGGTTGTAAGCCCCAAGAACTTATGAGCCTCCAAATACGTGGCGTAGTATCTGAAGATAGACCTCTATGATATTAAACGTACCCTCACGGGTTTCGCTATCATACCTAAAGTCTATACTATACCGGAATAGATCTAGTACAATATAAACTAGAAGGCTTAAGGCCTGTGTAAGGAAT